ACCAGACCAAATAGCTGCACCCTTTTTGTACTTAGGATTGCTCATAAGTTCAGGGTTTAGTTTGCGTACTTCGGCTAATGAAAGACCTGAGTTCTTAGCGATACCTGACAAGGTGTCGCCCTTCTTAACTGTGTACTTAGTGGTTGAACCACCTGCACCAACAGTTGGCTTTGTTGAAGAAGCAGTTGCTGAAGGACGTGTCTTAGAGCCAGCCTTATATGCTGCTGTTCCTGGTACTAGGCTCTCTCCGCCTTTACCATAACGTAATCCCTTATTAGCTTTTGCTGTTGCAGCTTCTTGCTTCTTAATCTTTGCATTAAGTTCATCCATGCGCTGACGACGAGTCTTACCAACAAGACCCATAGTTGCAAGATTCGCAAGGCTACTTGCTTGTGTTGCAGCACCTTCTTTAGCAGACATTGGCTTTTCGCCAAGCTTTGCCTTGAGACGATTAATCTCAGTAAGGTCTTTAGCGGTTGAACCTTTAACTACTGAACCAACTTCTCCAGCTAGCATAGCTAGTGGGAACTTTTTAGCAATAAACTTGCTAGCACGAACTGTCTTTGAACCTTTTTTAACAGGTGCTGTAACCTTCTTTGGTTCTGGCTTTGGTGTAGTTGCTGCAGGTTTAGGTGCAGGCTTAGAAGCTTTAGGCTTTGTTTGACTCTTGGCGTCAAGGCGCTCTTTAGTCTTCTTAAGATATGCATCTTCATTTGCGCGAAGTGATGCATCCGTAGGACGTGTTGGAGTCTTAACGTTTGTTGGAGTCGTCTTAGTTGTTTCCTTTGGCATTCTTACTGGTGCTTCTGCTGTAGGATTCTTAAACAACCTTGGGTTAGCTTTTTTAGCTGCATCTGCTGGGGTCTTACCTGCATTACGTGCTGCTTGATACTTAGAAGGCTTTTCTGTCTTAGCGCCTGGCTTATTTGCTCTCCAGTTCTTGCGCTCTTCTGGTGTCATGTTCTTCCATGCTGCCTTATTTGCAGCAGAACGAGCTGCTCTTGCAGCAGACTTACCACCTTTAGCAACAGTCTTAGCTGTCTTAGCAGCAGTAGCTGCTTTGCCTACAACTTTTGCAACATTCTTAACGTCAACTGGTGGCTTCTTAGAAGCAGAAGGCTTCTTTGTTGCTGCCTTCTTCTTAGCAGGTGATTCTTTCTTGCCTGACATGATTTCTTCGGCACGAGCCTTAGATACAACCTTGCCATCTTCTACAAGAGATGAACCATTTCCTGCTGAAGTTGCTTTAGCTGCTCTAGAAACTTCTGATTCAGCAGGTGAGGCTTTCTTTCCAGCGTATTCGCCGAACTCTTCACGCATTGCATCTTGGAATCTTGCACGAGATGCAGCTTGCTGCATGTTGTATTCAGACTTGCTGAGATATGCATTCTTGCCAAGTTCAGACTTAGCTGTTTTCTTTACTTCATCAGCAATTTGCTTATCTTCTAAACTAATCTTTAGCTTAGGGTCACGCTTTCCTGCTTGCTTCTTGCCAGGAAATGCTGCTTTAGCAGCAGGTTTGGCAGCCTGTTTTGCCTGCCGATATTTTCTTGTTGTTGGCTTCTTGGCTGCCATGGTTATCCTTTACTTAAGCTTTTGGTTGTTACCCTTGATGGTCTTTGGAGCCTTTGCTACATCAACTTGTCCTAGTCCTACACCCTTACCGCCATTCTTCTTGCCTGCGTGTCCTGGGTGGACTGGAGCCTTTGCCATCTTTCCTTGCTTTCCGAACATTTTTTCTCCTTGTTTATGCTGGTATTTGACGAGTTACTCTTGCAGCGAGATTAGGGTTTCCTCCGCCAGTTAAACCTGCAAGAAGTTCTTGCATTGCTGGACGTTCTTGTTGGAATTCTGGCTGTTCGCCACCCATACCCTGCTCAGGTGCTGCTCCCTGTGGAGGCATTCCTGGTGCTTGAGGTTGTTTTGGTGCTGGTTCTGGCTTGAACGCTTTGGCAACCGCATCTTCTAGCGGTGTACCCTTCTTACGTTCATCAATAACTGCAGCCATTCTTTCAACAATCTTCATTGGGTCTTGACCTTGCATAACCATTTGTGGAATTGCTTGAGCCATTGATGCAACTGACGCCTTAAGGGAGTCACGCATCTCTTCAATGTCGATTGCTCGCTCTTCTTCTCCAGCATTGAGCGAAATCGGTAGATTGCGACGTAGCATCCCGCGAGAGATTAGCTTGTCGCCACGAGCTTGAAGACCCCATACAAGCGCTCTGTTAGGGTCTAGACCTGCCATTAGTCCGTATTCAACCGTAACTCCGTAGTTACCGTTAATGTCGGCTGATGGTTTGTACTTTAACTTGTAAGGAACACCGTTTGCTGTAGCAGATACTTCACGTGTAACTTCCTTGAAGTAAACTTCATCGGTTGCTAGTGCAAGCGAAATAGCTTGACCAATTGCCTCACCAAGTACTGATTGAATAACTTTGATTTGTGAATCGAATCCAGCCATAAGCGCCTTGACGCCTTGACCAGTAACGATAGAACCCTCTGCTTGTCCTGCACGTGCTTGTGGGAATCGTGTTCCCAACTTCATTTCATCGGCTAGGACATTGTTTTCCGCAAATGCGAACTGAGGTACGTCCAGATTAATACGACGAATTTTCTCAGGGGAGTTAGAACGAATAACTGAATCAGGACCAACGGAAAGCTGAGTAACATCAGTAGGCAAAGCAAGAGGAGCTTCAACAGACTTTTGAACAGCTTCCATGGTAAGAAGAGCAAGTCGCGCCTTGGCTGCATAAACAGGTAGTACATCGTCGAATGAGCCACGGACTTCTCCGTCGAGAGAAGGACGTTGAGCAATCGCAACTGGGACTTTACCGAGTTTGTTTGGTGTCTGTGCAAGTACTACTCCCCCTCGTTCTGGGATAAACATAATTGCTTGCTTCTTGTCAGTCCATCGTACAACTTCAAGAAGTTGGTTTGTATCTCCACGAGAGAACGCACCTGTTTGTAGAATCTTGTCAGCATACTCAGGGAACTGAGCTGCTAAATCTCCCGCCTTACGATAGTAAGAGCGAGCATAAACTTGGACTTCGCCAAATCTATCAACGTCGTAATACGCACCCATGGAGTTTTCAACATGAATATGTGGGCGACGTTCTTTAAAGTTAGGTTCCACACGGAATACAACGAATCCGTATGTACCCAACTGGTCTGCGCCACGCAGTAGTTCCGTACCAAGTCGTGATGAAGCTACATAGTAATTACAAATCTTTGTACGCTTATCAGCTTTGGTACGCTGGGAATCATCGAGAGATGAATCTCCAGCAGCAGTAATGGTAGGTAGAACACCAGCTTGCTCAGATACATCACGAGCTACAACGTCGATAAGGTTAGCAATGATTGGACGTGACCAAGTTCCTTCTGGGAACAAGCCACGAAATACTTGGTCTGCTTGACCAGCACGAACTAAAGCTACCTCGCGCATGCGCTTATCGCGCTCGGCGTTTCTAGCTTTTAATTGCTCAAAAGCTTGTACGAATTCTTTCATGAAGTCACAATCTCACTATTCGCTGCGCTGCAGCTAAGTCATCTAAGTTGACGATGTACCTAGACTCAATCTCGGAACGAGGTGTGAATTCGTTTTTGAGGAAGTTTGGTACATTTGCTGAAGTAAGTAGAACATCACGGGCTACGATTTCACAGAACCATAACGCCATCACGGCGTCCATCTTTAATCGCTTGCCTTGTACTCCTGGCTGCCAGGTTACAAGTTGTTCTACTAGCTTTTTAATATGTTCATTTCTTGAACTGTCTGGCAACTCAATCATGTTGTCGCCTGCATGTTTCAAGTTGTTGTTGTTACCGTCTCGCTTAATGACGGTACCGAACAACGGTGCGAGTGAGGCTACGCCAAACTCTGGGTCTTGCTTATTATTACCTGTGTAATGTGGTCGGTAATTAATACCACGTGTGGCGAGGAAGTTTCTAATTTCCTCGTCCTGTGTTAAGAAAAGCTGAAAAGCGTTTGACTCAACGATAACGGTATGCGGTTTGTACGCATCCGTCCACTCTCTTATCAAGGAGCGAATTGCTGCAGGTGTGGGGCTGCTCATGACGTGAACGTCCATGACATAGCGCTTGTGGGTTCTGCGGTCAACTGCGTAAGCTACAGCTGCGGTGTCGCCAGACATCGCTGGGTCAATACCAATAATGCGATAGAAGTTCTGTGCATTATCAGGATGTCCCGCTGCGCCTGCAATAAGCGCACCCGATTTTCTCATTCCATTGACTGCGCCTCTGACGCACATCGGGTCGAAGATTGCATTCTCCGCGATATCGAGGTTCTGGTAAACCAGTGACCATTTGGATGGTCCTGCCTCGTTGCGAACCGCCGTTAAGCGTTCGCCTGTCCATCGGTCAAAGTAACCATTCTCGTCAGGCACGTCAGTGTCTGTAAGAGGTTGCTCTGATTTAGCCCAAAGGGTTTTCCAATCCTTTGGATTGTCAGCGTACTCAAGTACTGCTGGCATGGACAAATATGACCACGGAAGTACACCATCCGTGTAATGCTGGGGGTTGCGAAGTTCTTTATACAAGTCGACTGCTGATACGCGAGTACCGACTACGAGAAGCTGACCGCCTCCTGGTGGGAGACGTGAGGCAACTTCCTGCCTAATCCATTCTTGTTGTTTCGCCCATTCATTGGCGTTCGACAACGTCACCACGTCGTCTAGCACGATTAGGTCTGCACGTGCGCCGTAGACCTGACCGCCCATACCGATAGCTTCGACCGTAGGGTCTTTAGCGTCGTTGTCGCGGATATCTCCGCCAAGGTAAATCTTGTTAGCCGACCACTGGTCAGCGGTAGCTTTATAGCCATCGGCTGGACCGAAGGCAGCTTGTAAGTCAGCGTAACGCGGATGCGTTAAACGCTGCTTAATAGCGTAGAGAAACTTCTTTGCCTGTTCCTGGGTTTTCGAAATTACGATAACCGAGATGTTAGGATTCTTAACGATACGGTAAGTCACGTAGTTAATCGTGATAGTCATCGTCTTGGCGTGGTTTGGTGGTACGTTTACCAGCAAACGAGATAGACCGCCAGAGCCTTTTTCGTAAGTCATTGCTGGTTCAATCCAGCGGGGCTCTCTGCCCTCTAACATATCGACCACGTTAAGCATGTGGTCCCAAACTTTCGCACCAAGATACTTCTCGGAGAATTCGGCAAAGTCAGATAGACCAGACCGAGCATCTTCTGCGAGGTCTGCTGTTCTAAACCGAGCATTGTCTACGTAGGCAGCGAAGCCTTGAGCTTCGCGCCGTTGGGTATCATACCAAGAGCGAGAGCGACCAATAACCTTTAGGGCATCGGCGATGGTGCGCCCTTGGCGTACCAAGTCGATGAGTTCTTTACGAGCCTCTTCGGGGGTTAGATTTCTTTCCAACTCTACTCCAGTATCTGTAGGGGTCTACAGGGGTCCAGACAGAGGTATCCCCACATAAGCTTATTTACCAATAAAGGCAGTCGTTAAGACTGCCGTTTACGGCTCAGTGGAACTTCGCCGTTACACTTATATAGGGGTCTAGAGAGTGGGCGTGTCTCAAGGGGTTTTGGTAATTATTTTTAAAATATATTAAAAGTGCAGGTCAGAGCCTGGTTCTGGTGAAAATATTTTGGTTGAT